CAAGACGCGCCTTGCGATCTACAACATGATCGTGGCCGCGCTCCAGGCGAAGAATGAGGCGAACGTCTACTACATCGCCCCGACCTTCGAGCAAGCCAAGCGCCTCGTGTGGGACCAGATGCGCCGGATTGCGGGCTACTCCGAGCACGGCGGCCTGATCGAGTGGCATCACGAGAACACGGCGACGGTGCGGCTCATCAACGGCCGCAAGATTTTCGTATGCGGCTCGGACAACCCGGACAGCTTGCGCGGGGATGCGATGCAGTTCGCGGTGCTCGATGAGTACGCGAGCATGAAGCCGTTCGTGTGGAAAGAGATTGTGCGCCCTGCCCTCATGGACGCCCAGGGCGGGGCTCTGTTCATTGGCACCCCGAAGGGCAAGAACCATTTTTACGAGCTGTGGAAGCGGGCGAAGGAAGCTCCTGGTTGGCGCTCTTGGCAGTTCAAGAGTCGCGACAACCCGTTTCTGCGGCCCGAGGAGCTTGAGGCCACGCGCGAGGACTACCACGAGTCGAGCACGATTGAACGGCGTGAGCTTGAGGCGAGCTTCGAGAATCCCGAGCAGGGATTTTTCAAGGATGAATGGCTCACCTACGGCGATGAGCCCGATGAGGGCGAGTGGTACGTGAGCGTGGATCTTGCGGGCTTCGAGAACAGTCAGCGCGAGCGCAACGCTCGCGGCTCGCGCCTGGATGAGGCCGCAATCGTGTCTGTGAAAGTCTCGCCTAAAGGCTGGTTCGTGGGTGAGATAGACGCGGGCCGCTGGGATGTTCGCGAAACGGCGCTTCGCATCCTGATGGCTTGCCGCACTCGACACCCTGCCTGCGTCGGGATCGAGGCCGGTGCGCTCAAGAACGCAGTCACCCCGTATCTGGATGAGCAGATGCGCACGCTGGGGGTCTATCCGCGCATTGAGGCGACGACGCACGGGAAGCTGAACAAGCAGGAGCGCATTCAGTGGGCGCTTCAGGGGCGTTTCGAGAAAGGGCGCATCACGCTCGCGCGTGGTGCGCCCTGGCTCGAAAGGTTCACTGAGCAATTTCTAGACTTCCCCAATCCCCAGGCGCACGACGACATGATCGACGCGCTTGCCTACATCGACCAGATCAGCACACCGATGTTCGATGAGGAATACGACTCTCCCGAATACGAACCCTTGGACATGATCGCGGGGTATTAGATGGACTGGAGCAAAACCAAATGGTGTGACAACTGCGGCGCGGTGCCGTTGCTTGAGAACGTGTCGGCTCATAACGCGACCATCCATTACTACAAGTGCGCCCTGTGCAATCAGCGCTTCGAGTTCGATACCTGGACGAAAGCTGCGAAGCCTGTTGATCCGGTGCGGAGCACCTAGCCGTGGGCATCGACGTTTCCTACGACGGCGGCCAGCAACAAGGCGGCTCAACCGGCGGCAACATGATAGGCGGCAATGGCGCGGACATCACGCGCAAGTCCGACTGGCAATCACCGCCCGGTGACACCAACGGCCTGCTTGGCTGGTTGATGCCGAAGATCAAGGACTGGCGACAGTACCGCGACGACAACTACCGCGCGTTGTGGGACGAGTATTACAGGCTGTGGCGCGGGATCTGGAGCCCGAACGACAAGGGCCGCGCGTCCGAGCGCAGCAGGCTTATCTCCCCTGCCCTACAGCAAGCCGTCGAGGGCGCGGTGTCTGAGATTCAGGAAGCGATCTTCGGCCGGGATAGGTGGTTCGATCTGATGGACGATCCGAACGACCCGGATCCGACCGACATGGAGAAGTACCGCGTACAGCTCAAGGACGACCTGGAGCGCGAGAACGTCAAGTATGCGATCTGCGAGGCGATCCTGAACGGGGCTCTGTACGGTTCGGGCGTCGGCGAAATTATCACCGAGGAAAAGACCGAGCTGAGCCCCGAGGATCAGGCGATTCCCGGCACGGGCATTCGCACGCGCGGGGTGCGAAAGAAAAAGTACCTGTGCGTGCGTTTGAACCCGGTGAGCCCGTACAACTTCAGCTCGGATCCTGGGATCGCGGCGGTCGAGGAATGCCTGGGCTGCGAAGTCACCGAGCTGATTGCCGAGCACGTAATCATCGCCGGGATCAAGTCCGGCGCGTATTGGGACGTGGATTACGGCAGCTACACCCAGGACTCGAAGTTTTTCACGCTGCCCGGTGAACCGCGCCGGATTCCCACAGACGATAAGGTGAAGCTCACCAAGTATTACGGCAAGGTGCCGCGCGAGCTGCTGGCCGAGGCGCGCGGTGAGGACACCGAGGGCGAATCCGAGAACAAAGCCGAGGGCGGCGATGAGGGCGAGGATCTTGAGGATCTAGTCGAGGCGATTGTGGTGATCGCGAACGATCAGGCGATCCTCAAGGCCACGAAAAACCCCTACATGATGCAGGACCGGCCGATCATCGCCTATCAGCACGACATGGTGCCGGGGCGGTTTTGGGGGCGCGGTGTCTGCGAGAAGGGTTACAACCCGCAGAAGGCCCTGGACACGGAACTGCGGGCCCGAGCTGACAACCTGGCTCTGACCACGCACCCGATGATGGGCGTGGATGCAAGTCGTCTGCCGCGCGGGGTCAAGCCCGAAGTCATGCCCGGCAAGACGATTCTCACCACGGGCGATCCGAACAACATCCTGCGACCGCTCACCTTCGGGAACTTGAACCCGGTGAGCTTCAAGGAATCGGCCGAGCTTGAGCGCATGGTGACGATGGGCACGGGCACCATGGACTCGGCCGCGCCCCTGGGCGTGGATCCGAGGAACGCGACCCTGGGCGGCATGAGCCTGATGCAGGCGGCCTCGATCAAGCGCCAGAAGCGCACGCTGGAGAACTTCAACGACACGTTCCTCGCGCCGTTCATCCAGAAATCACTGTGGCGCTTCATGCAGTTCGATCCGAAGCGCTATCCGGTGAAGGATTTTCAGTTTCAAGCGACTTCGAGCCTGGGGATCATGGCTCGCGAGCTTGAGATTCAGAACTTGGTCACGCTCCTGGGCTATGTCGCCGATACGCCAGCCGCGCCGATCCTCATCAAGGCAATCGTCAATTACAGCTCCTTCCCGAATCGGGAGGATCTGATGAAGCAGCTCGATCAGGCCCAGCAACAATCCAAGCAACCGAGCCCCGAGCAGCAGGCGGTTCAGGCCCAGGTGCAGATCGCGCAGCAGCAGAACCAGATCACGGCGCAGAAGAATCAGGCCGACGCGCAGAACAATCAGGAGGAAATCGCCCTTCGCAAGCAAGAGCTGGCGCTCCAGTGGCGGCAGCTCGACATGCAAGAGAAGCAGGCCACGGGCGATCTGGCGCTTCGCGAGCTGGACATTCACAGGAAGTCGCAGCTCGGTTGGGGCGACATCGCGGCCAAGGCTCGCGGGGATCACATCGACCGGGTGCTTTCGGCCCATGGCGATCACGCTGATCGCGTGGTTGATCTGGTGGATATCGCGGCCAAGGCCAAGGCGTCCGAGAACAAGCCCAAGCCCGAGGCGAAGAAATGAGCCTGTGGCAGAAGGTCAAGCGCTGGTGGGCCGGATTGTTTAAACGCAAAAAGAAGCCTTCCGTACTGAAATGAGCGACAAAGAAACCGACGCCTACTACGAGCACCAGCTCTTGATGTTTGAGACACCGGGCTGGAAATACTTCACCGATCAGGTCCGCGACATGCGTGCTGCGACCGATACGTTGAAGGGCGTAACCCTGGAAAAGCTCGTGTTCAATCAGGGCGAGCTGAGCATCATGGATTGGATCCTCAATTGGCCGAGCGCTGTGCGCATGGCCTATCAGACCAAGGACGCGAAGCCCGAAGCCGAGCCCGAGGGTTGAAGTGCCTCTCTTTGAATATCGCTGCGCGGCCTGTAGCGCCGTGCGGGAAGTCCTTTGCCTGTCGCGTCCGCGACCGGCGTTAGTGCCCTGCGAGTGTGGCGCGCAGGCGCTCTATCAAATCTCTGCGCCGCACATTGACATGCGCTTAGGGACGCAAGCCGACTCCTTCCCCACGATGGGGAACAAATGGGCCCGTGCTCATGCGGATCATTTGAAGAAGGAAACCGAGCATGGCTGATGACGTTGCGGCGAAACCCGCCGAAGGTACTCAGGAGCAGCAAAAAGACGATCAAGAGCAGGAACAGCAGGAAGAAAGCCCGGAGGTCAAGCAGCTCAAGGCCGATCTTGCCAAAGCGAATCAAGGCAAGCTCAGCTTGGAACGCGCTCTGACCCGGCAAGGGCATGAACTCAGCGAACAGCGAAGGCTGATCGAGCGGGTTCTACTCACGCAGGCTGCTGGCAAGCAGGAGCAGCCGGTTGACTTCTTCGCAGACCCGAAAACCGCAGTCGCTCAGTCGATCAATGAGCATCCGACTGTCCAGGGGCTCGCGCAAGCCGCGCAGGCCTTGAGGCAGCAGCAGATGGCAGCGCAGTTGAAGGCCAGTCACCCCGATTACATGGAAGTCGCGCGGGGCGAGGAATTCCTGAAGTGGATTGGCACTTCCGCGAAGCGGGCAAAGCTGTATCTGGATGCTGACCAAGGATACGACTACGAGGCGGCCGACTACCTGTTGAGTGAATGGAAAGACAGGCAGGCCGTCAGGACGAAGCTCGAAGCCGACGAAAAGAAAAAGAA